CGCCGGTGATGACCGGATCGATCACCGTATCAGCCATTACCACATCCGGTGCAACGATTTCGTGCTCGGCTGCGGCCGATGGTGTCGGTGTCACCGGCTACGAATACAGCATCAACGGCGGCACGAGCTACACCTTGATCGCTAGTGGTGCACGATCGGTTGCGATCACCGGCCGTCCTGAAGGTACAGAGCACCAGGTCCGGATGCGCGCCGTGGATGCCGCGGGTAACCGCGCCACGCCGCTGTCGGCAACCTTCACCACAGCAGTCACGCCGCCTGTCGTTACGCCTCCTGCGCCGGGTGCAGTTCTCGCCTCGACAGTAGCCGAGTCCCGCAGGGTTGCATTCCCCGGTGGCACGCGGGTCGTCCGGTTCGGCAGTCAACCCAGCTCGGTCACACCAAACGCACCGTACCTGCAGGCAGGGAAGTGGTGGACAGCCAAGCATCCGCTTGACGAGCGCTACTGGGTGGCCGACATAACGATCGACCTGGCCGAGCGCGGCACCACCGCGACGTCGGTTGTCGCGATCGAGGCCGGCGTCACCGTGCTCGAGCAACCTGTGATTCAGGGAAAGCTGATCGCGGTGAAGCTGGGCGGTTTTAATGCCACCCCCGGCGCGGCCAACTTCTGCACGTTCCGCGTCACGTGCGCGAACGGTGAGAGATTCGACCGCACGATCTCCTTCAAGCAGCAGGTGGGGGTGTACTCGCTCAGCAAGGATGCTGACGACCAAAGCTACTACGTCGGCGACATCGGAAACGATCTTGTCGACAGCAACACGACAGCAAGCGCAGTACTTGCCTTGCCAGTGGGCGTGGAGGTGCTCGTACCGGCAGTGATCCAAGGACCCTTGATCCTGGTGAAGCTGGGCGGCATGGACACCTTGCCGTCCGGTGTCAATTACTGCGACCTGCGCATCGACTGTGCGAACGGCGAGCGCTTCTACCGGACCATTCAATTTAACAGGGTGGACAACTGATGATCGATGCATCGCAACTGCCGAGCGTGCCGAACACCGAGCTGCTGAAGCAGCAGGAAGCAGCCGCCGTTGAATACGCGCGCGCGCCGGCAGCGCCTGGCGCGCCGCACGGCGCCGGCCGCCCGCCAGCAGTGCAGGGGACGACACGATGAGCTGGAAGCTGATCACTCCCCCTGTCGGCCTGGCGGTTTCGATGACCGAGGCGCGCACCGCCGCACGCGTGGACGTCGGTGAAGATGGCACGTCGCCCCTCGATGGCGAAATCCAGCGTGCTATTCGTACCTACACCACTGAAGCGGAAGGCGAAACGAACCGCGCCGTGATGGAGCAGACCTGGCGGCTGACCCTGGACGGCTTTAAAGGTGCGATCGCGCTTCGCCGGCCGCCGCTGCTCCAAGTAGTGCACTTGAAGTTCTACGACGCCGACATGGTCCTGCAGACGCTCCACCCTGAGGACTACCAGGTCGACGGCGAAAGCGAGCCGGGCTTCATCGTAGCCGCGCCGGGCCGAGCCTGGCCAGCAACTGGCCGCTCGGTCAACTCGGTCGAGGTTCAGATTCGATGCGGGTATGGACCCGATCACACGACCGTCCCGGACGCCATCTCCGGCTTCATCCTGGCGCGCGTGAGCGAGCACTTCCAGTCCGGCGGTCAGCCAAAGAATGAGCACGTCAAGCGGCTGTTGTGGCCAGAGGTGGTGATCGCATGAACATGAACGACCGAATCGCACTGCTGAAGCCACCGATCGGGCGCGGCAGAGGCGGTCAGCCCGCGGGCGACTGGATGCTGCTCCAAGAAGTGTGGGGCAACGTCAAGTTTCAAAGCGGCGCCGAGGTGATGCGTGCCAATGCCGACGTCTCGATTGTGAAGTGCTCCATCAGGATCCGCGCACGCCGCGATGTTGATGCAGCGATGCGCGCCCGTTACCTAGGCGTCACATTCGAGATCAAGGCAGTACTGCCCGACTCGAGCGATCGAGATTTCGTGTTTCTCGTCTGCGAAAGTGCAAAGCAATGAACTTCGATCCGTCAGATCTGCTCGATGCCGTGCGCCAGACCGCAGAAGAAATCATAGGCTTGGTCGACGAGGACACGCTGCGCGTAGTTGGGTTTTCAGGTGCCGAGCTATTCCGTGAAGAAGCTAAGCGAAACGCTCAGGCCCGGGCCCAGACCTACACGATTCACAACAACATCATCGTCAAGCGGCTCGAAGAAGAGTCGGACGGCGCCAACCGGCAGGTCTATCTGGTTACCGTCCGCGCCGGCAAGTACGGGGGAAGCGACGCATTCTATTGGCGATGGGTCGAAGCCGGCCACAAGTTTGTCCCGAAAAACAAAACGGTCAGCAAGAAGACTGGCCGCACGATCGGATGGGCTGCTCATCGAAGCGCGGCCGATCTCGAATATGGCAATTCTCGCGTGCCTGCGTATCCATTCATGCGGCCCGCGTTTGACTCCCAGCAGGCTGGCGCGATTGATCTGATGACCAACACCCTGGCTGAGCAACTTGTAAGGAACCCCGCCCGATGATTACTGCCGAAGACCTCGTCTATGAAGCGCTCGTGCACCTCGCTGGAGGGCGGGTATTTCCCGATATCGCGCCGCAGAACAGCGAGACGCCGTATATCACGTACCAGGCGGTGGGCGGCGTGCCGATCAATTTCCTGACCGGTGAGACGCCGGCGAAGCAGAAGGTCCGGATGCAGGTGAATGTCTGGGCAAGCGAACAAGACGGCCGCGTGGCAGTTTCCGAGCTCGGCAAGCAGGTTGAGGATTCGCTCCGCTCAGCTACCGACCTGCAGACTGAAGTCATAAACGGCCGCGCCGCTACGTACGACGAACAAACCAAATACCGCGGAACCCTGCAGGACTTCTACTTGTTCTGCTGACCATGCAAGTTTTCCCCTTCCAAGCCGCCCCGTGCAAACCGGGCGGCTTTTTCATGCCCGGCTACCGGGCTCTACCCCTGAAAGGCCCTCATGAAACTGCCAAATAACATCGCGTTCGCAGTAGCGACCGCATTCGCTGCTTCGGTCAGCATCACCGCTGCCACGAACGCAACCGAAGCCGTGTGCACCGCGACGAATACCTTCGCCCTGGGCGACTTCGTGGAATATTCCGGCGGCTGGAGCGCAGCAAACGGCCGCGTGTTCCGCCTGAAAGCGGCATCCGGTACCTCGTTCACGCTCGAAGGCCTGGACACGACTGATACCAGCCTGTTCCCGGCCGGCGCCGGTACCGGCACGGTGCGCAAGGTCACGACCTGGGTGCCGATCATCCAGGTGACGGCAGCCGAAGTCTCTGGCGGCGACGGCAAGTTCGTCGAGGTGCCGCTGCTCGACACCGACATGCCAGTGTCGCTGCCGGACGGCTTCACTGCCACCACCGTCGCGCTGACGATCGCCGACGAGAAAGGCGCGCCTCACCATGCTGCGCTCAAGGGTGTCTCGGACGGCGTGAAGCTGACCTGCCTGCGCGCACAGCTGCCAAACAACGGCGGCCTGATGCTCTACGCCGGCTACTGCTCGTTCAACGAGTCGCCAAGCCTGGGCAAGGGCAACGTCATGGCGGTGAAGGCCACCTTCTCGCTGCAGAACAAGGTCGTCCGCTACTAATCCGTTTTTGCCAGCCGGCGCCGAATTGTCGGTGCCTGCTTTTCCAGCCGCGTGGTCGCACCTCGCGGTCTTTTTCCCCGTTACACCTCTGAAAGATAAAAATCATGGCAACCAAAGCTACCAAAATCGTCCTCGGCAAACGTCCATCGGCATTCAAGAAAGAAGTGAAGTGCACCATGCTGGACGGCTCGACCGGCTGCATGGAAGTCGATTACGTCTACCGCAGCCGCACGGAGCTGGCCGAGCTGATCGATACGATGCAGGCAAAGCTGAAAGACGAAGCGAACGTCGAGATCGAGCGCTTCAAGGCCGCTGTCGAGAAGTCGAAGGAATCGGGCGAGCCGATCCCTGAATTCACGACCACGCAGACCGAGATCGTGAAACGCCAATCGGCCATCTCTGGCGAGTACATCCTGAAAATCGTCAAGGGCTGGAACCTCGACGCCGACTTCGACAAGGAAGGCGTG